CAGAGGAGAAGATCGCTGAACGTATTGACGCGAACCTTCTTAATGTAAATATCAAAGATATTGAAGATCTACCAGAACAATTATTTGAATCTAAAGTTACACGTCTAGCACAGAAGACTAATGGCAAACTTATTATTAAAGAGTATCCGACAGCATCTGCACACTCTAACCACTTTAAGGCACTACTCAATGATCTATCACTTAAGAAGAGTTTTAAGCCCGACATCATCTTTATTGATTACCTCAACATCTGTGCATCATCACGATACAAAGGAGCACTAGTTAATTCTTACACTTATGTTAAAGCGATTGCGGAAGAACTTAGAGGTCTTGCTGTTGAGTTTGATCTCCCTATTGTTAGTGCCACTCAGACTACTCGTTCTGGGTATGGCAGCACTGATGTTGATCTTACTGATACCTCTGAATCTTTTGGACTACCTGCTACTGCAGACTTCATGTTCGCTCTTATCGCTTCAGAGGAACTTGAAGCGATTAACCAAATCATGGTTAAACAACTCAAGAACAGATACAACGATCTGAACATGTTCAAAAGATTTGTTGTGGGTATTGACAGAGCGAAGATGAGGTTGTATGATGTAGAGGATTCTGCTCAGACCGACATCGTTGATTCTGGACAGGAACAATATGACTTTGAGGAAATCGCCAAGTCTCAAAGCACATCCAAGGCGAAGTTCACTGAATTTAATTTTAATTGATATGACTATTGATCTTAACAAGTATGTTGAGTTTGTAGACAGCACTACTTCTAATCCCAGCAAGGACCACGATGCTTTCATTTATCGTCTTCAAGAACTTGAAGGGCAGGGTTTCCCTACTGAGCGTCTGATGACTGCTGCTGTGGGTATGTCTGCTGAGGCAGGTGAGTTCACTGAGATTGTGAAGAAGATGGTCTTCCAAGGCAAACCTGTTAACAATGAAAATATTTTTCATTTGAAACGAGAACTTGGTGACATCATGTGGTATGTCTCTCAAGCATGTCTGGGTCTTGACATTTCACTTGAAGAAGTTATTCAGATGAACTTTGAAAAATTGAGTGCCCGTTACCCCGAAGGAACATTCAGTATTGAACGCTCGGAAAACCGAGTGGCAGGCGATCTTTAATAAATACCCCCGTAAGGGGGTTTTTTAATGGCATATAATCTTATCCCATCAACGTTTTCTGAGGCGGGAAAGTCAGTAAAACATATGGAAGATCCTGTGGCGAAGGAATCTATTCGTCTGTGGAATTATTTAAATGAGAACTACGGAAATATTTTACCAAACCCTTTAGCATTTGATCCCACAAATAAATCAAATGTGAAAATTGCAAGAGCATTGAAAGATGAGATAGCACTTGCTGAACTTAAAAGAAAATTAAAAATTACCAAACTCAAAATGAGTTGGGGCGATGGCAGTAGAGGAAATCGTGGGACTGGAAATACTGGTAACTTGTTTGAACAACAACTTGAGAGGGGACTTAATGATTGGATTGAGACTGGTGAATACTCCAATAACACATACAAAAATTTTATCGCTGATCTAATTAAAACTTATAATCTTGATGACTGTTCTTTTGTTTTGGTTAATGAGGGTCCTCAGAATAAACCAAGACCAATTACATTTGAGGGTAATGGATGGAAGATTGGAGAAGCTACGGCATCCAATTATGATATTGGTCACATCGTTACCGACCTCACACTAGAGACAAAATGTAAAGGACAAGCAGATAGAACAATCTATCTTTCATTGAAGAAGGGTGGCACAACAACGATGTCTAACCTTGGAGTTAAGAGAATCTTTACTAAAGATGAACTTCAGGCAGGGAACATTACTAACAGAACTGGGGTGAAGATTTTAGAAACCTTTGGTATTGATAACGAGAGATTCTGTGCAATCTTTAATGAAGCATACAAGGGTGAAGTTGTCAGTGGTGGAAATGATAACAATCCCAAGTTCAATAGAACATTACTACAGAGTATGATTCGTGGTTCTATTGGTTATGGATATCATTATACACACAAGGAGAGAGGAAATACTATTAAAAATTTCCCTATGACCAAGCAAATATGTGACTCATCAACAACTGTGAACAGCGTTACAGTTCACTATGGTGGAAAGACTGGAACTGGACAGCGTGTTGATGTCACAGTGAAGACCCCAGCGATGGAACTTAAGTTCAATATTCGTGATACGAGCGGAAGTCCAGACCCTTGGCCAGATAAATTACAATCTGCGTACAAGTTTAATATGGAAACTGTTTATAGTATTTCTTCAGACGGATACGAAGACTAATGGCAAACGTAACACAACTAAAACACTTAGAGCATTTAGAAGATGAGATGCTGAACTATGGTTCAGAAGGATGTGCAGCTGCAGTATCCTTTCTCAAAGAATTGACCAAGATGTTGGGGCAGCAAGACTCTGCTGGATTCATGCAAACAAAATGGGATGGAGCACCATCTCTCATTTGTGGCACAGATCCAAACACTGGTATGTTTTTTGTCGGAACTAAATCTGTGTTCGCAAAGAATCCTAAAATCTGCTACTCTCCTGAAGATGTTGATCTTTATTATGAAGGAGATCTTGCAGAGAAGTTGAAATTTTCTTTGAAGTATTTCTCAAAACTTAGAATGAATGGTATCTTCCAAGGAGATCTTCTATTCACTAAATCCACTTTGAAGAGGGAAACCATTGATGGTGAGCAACTTTATACATTCAGACCCAACACTATTACATATGGTATTCCAGTAGATCATCCTATTGGACAGGCAGCAGGACGTTCTCAAATTGGAGTGGTCTTCCACACTCATTATTCTGGGACAGATTTTCAATCTATGCAGGCACTTGCTGGTGCAAACATTGAAGGTTCTGCTGATGCTTTGGTTGTAAAGAACGATACTCCAATGCACAAAGTTGGATTTGATAGAGCAGAGATGGTGAGATTTAATAATTATATTTCTAAGATTGAACGTATGTGTGGTATCTGTGGAGATTTTCTTGACGAACTGGTTGGTGTAAGTGGTAGCACTGGTGATGCGAAGTTTCACATTTCCACATTTTTGAAACCATATTTCAATGATCAAATTAAAAATGCTCGCAGTATCAGTAATGTTGATGAGGCACTGTATGATCTAGCAAACTTCTATCATGCCAAGACTAGTAAGGAACTTGCAAAGATTAAGACAGCAGCAAACCTTACTAAGAAACGTAATCTTGTCTATCAGAGTGAAAAGTATCTTGTAGATAATGTCTATAAGTTTAAATCTTTGCTTGCCTTATATAAAGAAATGCAGGCAGTGAAGCAAATGGTTATAGATAAGTTAGATAAACTTGAAACATTCAGGACATTTGTTCAGACAGATAAGGGTTACAAAGTAACTACTCCTGAAGGATATGTTATGCATAAAGACGGAGACATGATTAAGTTCGTGAATCGTCTTGAGTTTGCGTACAACAATTTCACTCTTCAGAAACAATGGCGTTAGACGGAAAGACTTGTTATTTTACATTTGGTAGATTTCAACCAGCAACCACTGGTCATAAAGAAAACTTTGCTGGTGTAAAAAGAGCAGCAGGGACTAATGACTATCGTATCTACATTTCTCAGACTGTAGATAAGAAGGGAAGCAATCCTCTTCCTCCCGATAGGAAACTACATTATATGAATCTATCTTTTCCTGAACACAAAGGAAAGATTTACTCTGGTCCTAGAGATCCTGTTGCTATCTTGCAGGACATTATGATGGCAGGATATGATGAAGTAGTATTCCTTGTGGGTTCTGATAGGGTTAGTGCCATGCAGTTCCTGCACAGGTATAACGGCAAAGATTTTTCTTTCCGAAATATTGAGATCAAATCTTCTGGTAGTAGAGATGCTGATGGAGATACATTTGCTATCTCTGGAACTAAAATGAGACGTGCTGCTGCAGCAGGGGACTTTGCTACATTCAGAAAAGGTATTCCTGCAGCGTTGAGAGATAATGGCTGTAAGAAATTGATGCAAGAG